GCAGAGGAGCGTGGCGACGTTCACGCGCTCGGATACGCCGCCCTGATGCGCCACCATGATGATTCGCAGGTAGCGCTCGCGGAACTCGCCGTGCGGCTCGGTGTCGAGCGTCACGGTTCCGCTTTCGAGCAGCGGCGCGTCGCTCTTGGCGTCGCGCTCCACGGACGCGGACGAGACGCCCGCGACCTCGCCCGAGTCGGCCCACGTGCGCGGGTCTACCTCGGTCACTCGCCATGTGGCGGAATAGCCGCTGCCCCAGTCAATCACGGTTCGGCCTCCTCGGGGTCTGTCGGTATGGAGACGATTGCCATGTACTCGGAGGTGAGGGACACCTCGCTCGCGTCGAGCGATACGGGCCGCAGGAGCGTGTTGTAGCCGTACTCAAGCCCTGTGACGTTCACGTTGGCCTCGAAGGCGCTGCCCGTGGGCGTGCGGACGAAGCACGGCCCCGAGTGCTGGGCGAGCGCTCTGAGCGCAACGGCCCTCGCACGGTCTTCGACCTTGCGTATGTCGGTGGAGAAGCTAAGCCCCCTCGACACGCTCTCGTTCCAGTAACCCTCGGGCGTCTCGGAGCCGATGTGCGCACGGCTCTCGAAGTCCTTGCTCCACGAGTCGGTGAGCGTGACGTTCCAAGGAAGCTCTACGTACTGCGTGCCGAAGTCGATGCGCATGTCATGCCCGCCAAGCTCATACGGGAAATCGAGCCAGTCGGTGTCCCCGTCCGCTGTGGTGACGGCGACCCTGTAGACCTTCTCGGCGCCGCCGTAGGGCGCGTAGGGGTCTACTACCACGGCGTCGAGGGACTGGCCCACGGCGATTGCGTAAACGCCGTCAGGCGTCACGCGGAACACGTCGTAGGTGTCGCTCTCAGCCGCATCTGCGGGCGCTGCGAGCGTGATGGTGACCTGCCTCGTCCTGTTGCCGTCCGCGTCGGTGGTGTCCGAAGGCGTGACGGCGATGGATTCGGATGGAGAGGGCGCGGGGTGCGCCCACGCCACCGTGAACGTACCATCGGCCTGCTCTGACTCAAGCCCGGTCAGCGGGTCGCGTGCTATGACGGAGACGGTGTACGATGCGTTGTTCCACAGGGCAAGCCCAGTGGGAAGCGTCACATCGCACGTGAACGGCCCAGTCCCGGCCCATTCGGGCGAGATGGCGTCAGACCACACAACGTCCCCGGCCACCTGCTCCCTCATGCCGTCGGGTGAATCTCCCACGGCCCCCATCGAGGAGCACGTGATGCGCACGTCGGCGGCAAGGGTGCAGGACAGCGAGATGGTCGGCCCCTGAGCCGTGACCGTCTCGGGGATGGTAAGCGTAAGCTCGGGCGCGTCCGCGATGGTGACGATGGAGATGGCCGACTCGGCGAACTCGCCGCCCCTTGCGGAGCGCACGGACAGCGGGAGGGCGCTGGCATCGCCTACGAGCGATGCGACCCTTTCCGCTTCGAGCGTGCAGAAGCAGATAGGCCCCTCGCCGCTCGCCACAATCGTGGTTTCGCCGACCCACTCGGAGGTTTTGCCGTCCGTGACCACTGCCCCGGTGAGAACCTCCCAAGCGGTCTGCTCGGGGCCGTCGCCGATTACCCACGAGAGGGCGAAAGAGCGCCCGCGTGCGACAACGGCGGGTGCTGTGAGCGTGACGCCCTCGGGGGCCACGCCCGTTATGGCGTCAGCCGTCGATGACCAGTCGGAATACGTGCGCTCATCCTCGCCCTCCATGTAGCGGCGGGCGCGGAAGAAATACTGCTTGCTGGCCTCAAGCCCACGGACAACCACCCTCGCGGAATCGCGGTACGTCGTTCCGCCCTGCGTAATCTGCCCGTCGCTCCATGTGAACTCGTAGCTGCTGGGCGCCTCCGTCGAGCGCCATGCGTCCGAGTGCTCAGACCATGTAAGCTCGGTGCCGTCCGCATCGTCCGTCCCCGTCTGGTTCCATCCGAGCGTCACGGCAAGGCTCTCGCCGTCCTCGTTCGGCTCCACCGATAGGATTTCGATGGCGTCATCGCCAGCGGTCGCGGGTGCCACGTACAGCTTCCTAAGCTCCACAGGCTCGGAGTAGCGGTAGAAGATGCCCTCGTGGTCGTGGATGGTCTTGAGGCGCACCCACGTGTGCTTGCCACGGTCGGGGCGCACGTCCCCCACGAGCTGGGCGAGCGCCGTCACGGAGCCGTTATCCACAGCGCCCGTGTCATCCCACTCCTCGGTGGAGGGAATCTCGGCTGCGGTGGCATACGTGACGCTCCTGAGCTGTTGCAGCTTGACGGTCGTGACGGGATGCGCCGCCGTGGAGTTGGAAGCGCACCTGACGGTGACCTTCGCGTTGTCGGCGGTCGAGGGTATATCGACGGCGGTAATCTTCGCCTGAGCGGGGTAGCTCACGTACTTCGTCTTCGTCACGTAGGCGGAGGCTCCGCGCAGGCCGCGAGTACGCGCCTCGAAGGTGACCTTCACGTACTGCCCGTATGTGAGCTGCTGTCGGTCGGCCACGTCGTACCAGATGTTGAACTCGGTGGTTCTCGACGTGCCGCTCTTGACGATGCGCTCCTTGCCGTCGATGCGCGTGTCGATGACCTTGATGCGCCACTGGCAGTCCCAGCACTCGCGCGTATCCTCGCCCGTGCTCATATCGAACGATATGTCGCACGAGACGCGGCCCGTCTCCTCATCATGCTCGGGGTCTTCCAGCTTCGGGTTCTTCGGCACCGAGAGCGCACGGTACACATGCACCTCCGGCCCCTTGCCCTTGCCGTTAGTGAGCCGCACGCGGGCGTGGATGTTGTAGAGGATTCGGTTGGTGAGCGGGTAGAAGCTCTGCCGCGTTACGTTCCTAAAGCCGTTCGACCAGTCCCACCCGGCGTTGAGCCAGCACTTGAACCAATCCGTCCAGTTGATGCCAGCGGTCTTGATGATGCGCGGGTTCTTGATGACCCACTTGCCGTTCTTGTCCTTGTAGTTGAGTCCCATGCCGAGTTCCCACTCGACCTCCACGCCAGTGGCGCGGGTGTTGGACTTTTCGGACTTCGCGGCTGCGGGGACGCCCCACTTTATCTGCCAGCCCCACGTGTCCTTCACGCGCGAAGGCGTGTTAAGCCCCGTGACCTTGGCGGTCGGCTTCTTCGTGATGGCTGTCGCCATGCTACCTCCTCGTGAGCTGGATTCTCTTGACCTCGCGCATGAGGTCGCGGGCCATCTGGTTTGCGTCCGCGCCTGCGTCGTAGGCAAGCTGGATGGTGAACGTGTCGCCGCCCGACATTCGGCTTGCGACCCCGCTGGCGATGAGGTCTACGAACGGCTGCGAGTACCGCCTGTTGGTGAGCGGCACGATGGCTTCCGCCCCGGCCTCGCCCACCCAATCGAGGGGGTAGCCTGTGCCAGGCACGTTGACGATGGAGCCGCCCGCGTGGTAGCGGGGTTTGCCTGCATAGGATGCGATACCGCCCTCGGCGTGGGTGCGGATGCCGCCTGCGGCTTTGTACTCTCTGGTGTAGGACGTCTTATAGCGGACGGCTATGTTCTTATCCTTCAACTCCGCCATCAGACTTTTTATCGTTCTAATCTTCTGCTCGGCGTCGAACGTATCTGCGGTGACCTTGACCTGCTTATCTTGGGCTTCCGTGTCCCTCCACTTGATAAGCCAGTCAATCATCTTCTGAACGTCATCGCCGCACTCATCCTTCATCTTTTCAAAGTCGTCCATAGTGAACCCGACGAAATCGCCGACGCTCATCTTGTTCTTTTTTATGGCGTCTGCAAGTCCGTCTACCGTATCGACGTTTTCGGCAAGGGCGTTCCTAGTGGCTTCTGCCGCCTGCTGTGCGGCGAGCGTTGCTTCGCCGTAATCCTGCTCAAGCGAGTCAACAGTGGCGTCTATACCGCTGAGGAGCGTTTGCTGCTCCTCAAGGCTTCTCTTAGCTGCGTTGACGGTTTCAAGGGATACCAGCTCACCATCAACGACCCCAGCCTTCCCGCCGAGAATGTCGTAGAACATCTCTTGCTGGCGGTTCACTTCTTCCTGCGCGTCGGCGACCTTCTGCTTGGCGTCGGCCTGCTCCTCATACGCTCGTTTTAGCTGATTGCCTGTTGCTTCCGCTCGAATCTCCGCTTTCTTCGCTTCGATAAGCGCCCCGATGGAGCTTGTGAGCGTGACTACGGCATCGTTTTCGTCGTAGATTACGCCGCCCGAATCGGAGTGGAGAGAGTAGCTTGTGCCAAGCTCATCATTGACCGTATGGAGAGCTCCAGATAGTTCTGCAAGCTGTTCGGTGCTGAGGTTTTCCTGCCCACCAAGTCGCTTAATCGTATCAAATGCAGAGTTGAGCCGCCCTGCATCAACTTCCACCTGACGATTACCCTCGTCCATCTCGTCATAGAAACGATTTAGGCTGTCTATCAGCTCGTCGGTGTCTGCGGCGGTGTCGTGGGCTTCTTTGCCCACACCCTTTATCGTTTCGCCCAGCGTCTCCATGTCGGAGTACGCCGCGCTCGCGTGATAGCCCATGCGGGAAAGCACGCGGTTGTAATCTCGGGCGTGTTCTTCTGCCTTCTGATAGTCCTGCCAAAACTTGATTGCAACAAACGCCGCAGCTGCTACGCCGAGCAGCTGCAAGCCAGCGCTGAGAACAGACACCGCCTTGCCTGCTGCTACGGTTCCGCCGCTTGCGTCTTGGGCTGCTCTGCCGAAGCGCTCCATCAGCGTAGCGCCGTCGCCGAGAGCTTCCTTGCTTTCAGCAAAAGCCGCCTTGAAGTCATACCAAACGCTTAGACCACGCGACGCTGCGGCGAACCCCTTCAAAGCGGTGCCGACTATGAGCAGCTTGGGGCCGAGCGTCGCTACCTCGACAAGCCCCTTGGCCCACTCCTGCTGCTCGGCTTTAGAGAGGTTGTTGAACTGCGTGAGCAGGTCCTCGGCGGCGTTGGCAACCTCGACCAGCACGGGGGTGAAGGCCGAGCCGAGGTTGACTTGGAACGTCTCGAACTCGCCGCGCAGATATTCGAGCGCCCAGCCGAGGTCGCCCATCTGGGCTTCCGCCATCACTTCGGCGTAGCCTACACGCTTCGTCGCGTCGATGTAGCTTTCAAGCTCATCCGAACCAGCTTGCATGAGCGCGATTGCCGCAGGTAGGCCGCGAGCGCCGAAAATGGTGTTCAGCACTTCGTTGCGCTCGGCATCTTCAAGACCGCCGAAGGCTTCGCCCAGCTCATCGACAAGCTCAACGAGGGGCTTCATCTCGCCAGCTGAGTCGTATACCTCGACACCGTAATCTTTCAGCAGGCTAGCTGCCTTCTCGGTCGGCGCTGCTAGGCGCTGCATGACGTTACGCAGGCCAGTACCAGCCATCTCGCCCTGCAAACCACGGTCTGCGAGCAGGCCGAGAGCGCCCGACACGTCGTTGACGGAGTATTCGGCAAGGCCAGCCCAGCCCGAGACGTAGCGGAAAGAGCCAGCAAGGTCATCGACTTCGGCGGTTGACTTGTTCGCCGCACCTGCGAGGGCGTCAGCGACCTTATAGGAGTCCTCTGCGGACAGCTTGAACACGTTGATTGCCTGAACAGCAACCTCCGCCGCCCGAGCAAGGTCGAGGTTGCCAGCCGAAGCCAGCTGCAAGGTCGCGTTGAGGGCACCGCCCTCGATTTGCGCCTGCGTCATACCGCCCTTGGCAAGTTCTGAGATTGCATTCGCGGCTTCTACAGCCGAGTAGCGCGTATCCTTGCCGAATTGCAGGGCAAGCTCGCTCATGTGCTCAAGCTCGTCCCCCGATATTTCGAGGTATCCGCCGACCTGCGCTATCGCGTTCCCGTAGGATTCGGTTTCCGATATGACCGAGCGCCCGATTGTGAACAGGCCAGCAAGACCGCCGATGGTGAGCAGCCCGCCGAGCTTCTGCAACTTCGTCCCGATGAAGTCAACGCCATCGGCGTACTCCCGCAGACCGACGCTCAGCTCTCCGAGCGTTCCAGCCTGTACGCGCTGTGCGATTTCTGCCTGCTCGTGCGCCCGCTGCAACTGGCGCAGCTTCACGGTGCCAAGCTCTATGTCGTTGTTGGTGGCGACAATCTTATCGGCGAAGCCCTGTTGCGCCGTGGTCGCCTGATACAGCCCCTCACGCGCAAGGCCAAGCTCCTCACGGGCCTTTTTGATGGCCTGCGGGTCGCCCGCTATCTTCGCCGCGTCCAGATTCTCCTGAGCACGCTGCACCGCCGCCGTGTACTTCTTGACGTTATCGGTTGCGTTCTTATATCCCTGCTTGTTCTCTTTCAGGGCTGTGTTGAGATTCCCGAGACGGGTCTTCTGCGAGTCAACGAGCCTGCCGAGTTCCTGCGTCTGCATGGTATACAGGCGGCTGTTTGACGGCTCTAGCTTCAACGCGGAGTTGATGCGGGAGAGCATCGAAGTCGTGCGCTCCGTGGCGTTGTCAATCTGCTGCAACGTGGATATGAGGTTACTCGCATCGCCGTCGAAGCGGATGGTCAATCCCTTGTAATCAGGCATGGATACCCCTTAGCCGAAGATTGCGTCTGCGTCCGCCTGCGAAGCGGCTCTGACGCCCTCCTCCCTGCTGTCGGAGGAGATTGACCATGCCGCGAAAATCCCCGCGTATCGGCGGTAGTCTCGGGGACTCATATGGAATGACTCGCCGTAGGAGAAGCCGAAGGACATGAGCTGCGCTATCTGCGCTTCCTCGGGCCATGCTTCCTGCTCCGCCGTGGGCGAGACGTTATTCTTCTTCTTGCTTCTCGTCGGGTTCTGAATGGTCAGGTAGTCTGTTGGGGAGACGAAAGATGACGCCCTCGCCTAGCTCGTGGACAATCACCGAGTAGACACCCGTGACTTCCTCAAGCGTGAGCGGCCTGTGCGCGACCTGCTCATAGAACTGCCCCCACGTCTCCGTGATGGAACCTGACGCCTTACCCATAGCCCACATAAGGCCGAAAAGAATATCGTAGTCAAGCCCCTCGTCTGGCTCGGTTGACTCAACGAGCATGTAAAGCCGCGCTATGTCCTCAACGAGACTGCCGAGATAGGGCTTGTCCACCTTGCCCTTGAATTGGTTCTTATAGATGCTCGCCGCGCCAAGGGACGCTTCGAGCGTGTAGTCGCGGTCGAACACGTGAATGTCGATGCGGTTGTCGTAGGACACGGTTTGCTCCTTTCATACAAAAACAGCGGCGGAGCGGGGATTGCTCCCCGCTCCGCCGTACCAGCGAAGTTACGCGCTGGGGGTATCGCCGCCGCCCACGAGGGGGACGGCGTCGAAGAACGTCTCGTAGCCAGCGTCGCCAGTCTCGCAGGTGAGACGGACGTACTGCTGCCCGTTGATTTCCACGGGCGAAGCGGTGATGGTCGAAGTCTCGTTCGCTTCGGTGATGGACTCGGTCATGGTCGCGGCGGTGTAGTTGGGGTTGGTGCCAGAGCACTTGAACAGCCACACGCGCTTGCCGCCCACGTTCGTCTCAAGCTGGAAGCCGAGGGCGAAGTCCTTGGAAACCGCGCTGGGGCCGTCGAGCAGACCGCCAGTGGTGGTGTCGCGGACGTGGCCGAGACAGTCAATCTTGAACTTGTCGGGGAACTTGGCCATCTGCAAATCGCCAGAGATGCCAGTGGACGTGGAGCGCGACCAGTAGTTGATGTTGTCGGCGTAGATGATGTTGTCGTTGCCGCCGCCGTTATCGACGTTGAAGTTCTCGGCACCGGGCATGGCGACGGGGGTGCCCCACGTCATGTTGCCCTGCTCGTCGGTGGTGATGACGGCGTAGTGGGCGTTCGAGATACCGAACTGAACCTTTCCTGCCATGTATTCCTCCCAAAAAGAAAAAGGCCCCGCAGGGCCGTCCGTCCTTATAGAAGCCGTAAGAAGCTATTCGGTGAGCTGCATGGAGTAGCGCGTGAGGATTGCGTAGCCGTCGGGAATCACGGTCGAAGTGCGCTGGTAGTAGATGCCAGCTTCCGAGAAGGCGTTCTGCAACTGGGCTTCAAGCTCCATATCGCGGTATCGCGTGTAAAGCTCCACCATGTATCGGACGGGCAGGAACTCGACGGAGTTGTCCGCCGAGATTCCGTTCGTCCAATCAGGCACCACGACCACGTAGGGCAGGTCGGGTGCGCTTTTCGGTGCCCATTGCATCTGGATGTACGGCAACCCTATGTCATCGAGGATTGCGAGAAGGTCTTTGACGCTCCTCATGTGACCTTACCTCCCTGAGCAATCGGTGCCGCGTTCTCATAGGCGTCTGCTATAACATGGTCGCCTGGTATGCGGTATCCCTTCGGCGTGCCGAAGTAGATAAGCTCGTGCCCTTCCTCAAGCAGGTGCGTGAGGGTGGGATAGTGAGCCTGCGCCACGACCGATACGGCGCGGTGGTACTTGAGCGCCCTCTTGTGGTGATAGGCGTGCCAACCCGACTGGTATGCGCCCTTCTCCTTGACCATGCTCCCCACGCCGCGCCACGAATCGCTCGAACCAGAGGTGGCTTGCAGCTCCTTGGCGGCATGTTCCGCAGCTCCGTGGATGTTCTCATCGAGGGCTTCTTCGTTCTCCTCGATGTTGGTCTGAATCATGCTGTGGATTGTGCTGCCGAACCGCTGCACGCCGATGGTGACGTTTTGGGCGCTACCCATGAGCGACGTTCCCTTCGCCTGTGATTACGACCGTATCCTCCGCGAAGGCTCGGGAGGTCACGTTGTAGTGGACGCCCTCGTATTCGTAGGCCAGCTCGTCGTTGTAGTCCGACGGCTCAAGCTCGAACAGCGTGATTGGCTGAATCGGCCTGAACTGGCCGACGTTGCTCTGCATCGTCTCGTCCGCAAGCCTGAGCAGGTTGGCCTTGACCTCGCGCGGAATCCACTCGACGCTGCCGACGCCCCATTCGTCCTTGGTGAGGACTTCTTCGAGCAGACGAATCTTGTACAGGTACAGCGACCTGTTGAGCACGACCTTTCGGTTGTACCCAGTCGGGCACACCCGCTCGTCAAGCGTGATGGGGTCGCCGTATACGCGGTATCTCGCGCCGCGTATCAGGACATGACAGCCCATGAGTGAGTCGCTGTAGCTCTTGGGCCACGAGACGGTGAGCGTCGAAGCGTCGCCCTTGTATCGGGCTTGGTTGATGAACTTCGTCTGAACGTCGAGAACCGTCTGGTCTGAAACGTCCGTCTGGTGGACGAGGACTTTAAGCCCCTCCACCATCTCGCCATCGGGCTTCTCAAGGACGATAGGCTCGCCCCTAAGCAGATTCAGGGGGGTAATCCTGCTCACGTCTCTTCTCCATGTCGAAGTCGGCTGCGCGGACGCTGCCCACGAGCACTCTGCCGATGCCTAGAGCCTGCTTCTCCTGCTTGGTGAGGTATCTGTCCCCGAGCGGGTTGGCGAACGTCACAGACGCGCTGAAAACGTCCGCCGTCTCCGAATACTTGGAAACAGGCCCGCCCATGCCGCCTTCGCCCGAATCGAACTCGGCTTGCAGGCTGCGCTTCGCCACCGCGCATGTGACCCAGCGCAGGTTGTACTCCTGCACTTCGTCCTCGGGGAGGATAGGCACGCGGTATCTGCGCAGCTGGGAGCGGATGAAGGCTGTGGTGTCGAGCAGCTCGGCTTCGACCCGTTCCCTCTCCGCATCCGTGAACATGCGCCAGCGGGCTTCCAGCTCCTCTACGGTGGCGAAAGACTCCATGATTCACCTACTTCTTCTTAGCGGCCTTCTTCCGCGCCTTGGGCTTCTTCTCCTCCTTGGGAGCTTCCTCAACCTCGGGTTCAGGCTTAGGCTCCGCGATGGGCTTGACGAATCCCTTGGCGGCGAGTTCGTTGATGCGCTCCTCGGGGGCTTCAAGCACATCGCCCTCCTTGCGGAGGGCGAGCTTGGCCTGAATGTCCTTGAAGGAGCGGATGACCTGCGCCCTCATGTTAGGCGCTCGGCGTATCGCCGAAGGTTCCGGTCACGATGAAGTCGGTGTACTCGGGCATCATCGTGAGGGCGGACAGGACGTGCGTCTCGCAGGACACGCGGTTGTACGCAGGCTCGTGGTGAACGCCGATGATTCCGTGGTCGGAGACGCTGTAGGCCAGACCGCCCTGAGACAGCTCGCGGAAGTCGGCGGCGAACATGCGGATGTTCTCGGCGGGGGTGGCGATGATGGTTCCCTTGGCGACCTTGGAGGTCACGATGATGTCGTTGACGCCGAGGAAGGACGCGAGGTAGTTGATGCCGTAGAGGTTGGCAAGCCCCACGTTCGTCTTGCCGAGGTAGTCGGCAATGTCGAAGCGGTTGACGAAGTGCAGGATGCGGTCAGCGCCGCCGAAACCCTTCGTCTCAATCTCGTCATCGAGGGTCGCGTCGGTCTGCGCGAGGGCATCCTGAAAATCGGTGCCAGTCGCGGTGCCAGTGCCGTTGCCGAGGAAGGTGAAGAAGTTGGCGAGGATGGCGCTGCGAATGTCCTTGAGCATCGCGTTGTCGGTGCGGACAACGGCCTGCTCGTAGGTTCCCTTGAGGATGGCGTCGGCGGTGGTGCGCTTGCGGTACGGCACGAGGGTCAGCTCGCCCACGGGCGTCTTGGTGACCGCGTACTTGGACAGCGCGACCTCATCGCCTTCGATGTAGGCGGTGCCAGACGAGGAATCGGCGGTGGCGGAGTTGTTCAGCGCACCAGTGACCTGATACTGGTACAGCGCGGTGCCAGCGGCCATGACCTGCGGCTCGGCAAGGCCGAGACGGGAGATGAAGTCGTAAGTCTCGCGCTCGAAGTTCGACAGGAACTCCACGTCGAGAGCAGTGACAACATCGGTGCTGAGGATGGTGTTGGTGGTAACTGCCATGTCTTTCTCCTTACTTGTAAAGCTCGGGATGGGATGCGCGAGCACGGATGCGCTCCATCTGGTTCGGGATGCTCTCGATGGACTCGCGCGTGACGGCGGGGGTGCTTACCTCTCCGCCATCGGGGACGGACTTGGCGTTCAGACCCGAAGCGAGGATTGCCTGAGCGTGCTCCTGCATCTCCTCCTTCGTGCTGCCGCGCAGCACGGAAGCGGGGACGTGCGTCTCCGCTGCGATTTCCGCCGCCCATGCGCGGGCCTGCTCGGCCTTCTCATAGGCTTCGACCTTCGCCTGCGCTGCGGAAAGCTCCTCCTTGGTGCGTTCCAGCTCCGACTTGCCCTGCTCTTGCAGCTCGTCCCACTTGTCGGCCTTCTCCTTGAGCGCTTCGAGCTTGTCGAAGTTCTCCTTGGAGCGGGCTTCCCACTTGCGGGATTCGGCCTTGAGCTTCTCGGCTTCCGCCTTCCAGTCAGTCTCCTGTGCAGGGGTCTGCTCGTTCGACGTTGTCGGGGTCTGCTCGTTCTTGTCCTCTGCCATGCTTTTCCTTTCTCCGTGCGGATAGGGGTTGCCCCGTGCGGGGCGGTGCGGCGGTAGCTTAGGGACTGGCCCCGTTCGCGCCCGCCGCGTGGTCTGCCGTGTCTTTCGGGCGCACGGCCTGCCGATGAAAAAGCCGCCCGAAGGCGGCGATTTCCCGTCCTTATAGGAGGGCGTATTCCTACCAAACGTCCCTGCCGAGACGCGCCCGCATGTTCTCCCGTTTGAGTTCGTCCATCGCTTCCCGCGAAAGACCCTCGCGGGATGAAATCTCTTTCCATTCGTTCCACATCGTATAGAGGGTGTCGGTGTCGTACCCCTCGATGTAGGTGTCCTCGATGAGCTTGCCGCCGTCGTAGTGGACTAGGCACGGCACCACGATGCAGTCGCAGTGGGCGTGGACGTGGTTTATATCTTCCGCGCTGCTGCCCATCGCCGATTCCTCGGAGATGTACACGGCCCCTCGGCTTGCGAGCATCAGGCAGAAGTCGCACGTCTCGATGCCCTGCGGGATTCGGCGGTAGCGCACTTCGTAGCCGCCCGTGGAATACCCCTCGGCACCGTACACGAAGGCGTCCTGCCCCGTCTCCACGTCAAGCTCAACGTGGTTCATGCCCACGCCAGCCTGATAGAGCATCGTCCTCATGCCAGTGAGGTACACGATTCCAGCCGCGCCAGCCGCCATGCCGTCTATGAAGCCGTCCAAATCGTCGTGGACTATCTTCTCGGCCTGATGGTGTCCGATGCGCTCCACTTCGCCACGGGAGTAGATGCCGTGGGGCATGGAAGCCTTTATGTCCGCGCCAGACCACTCCATCACGTCATCGAAGAAGTCCACGCTAGCGGCTGCGGCTGCTTCGCCGTAGGTCGCCAGCGCTGCGAACAGCAGCTCGTTGCCGTCATTCCGCCACGATGCCACCGCTCTGTCTCGACCCTTCATTGCTGATAGCTCCTGCGACACGAACCGCCGCGCCAGCTCCTTCTGCCGCGCCAGCTCCGCCGAGTACGCCTGTATCGCTTTGAGCGGTATCGTCGGCAACGCTTACCTCCATGAACGAGCGCCCCTGTATGCGGCGCTTCTCGTTGAGCATCCTTCGGATGGTCGCTTGGTCGAAGCCCATGCCCTCAAGGAACTCCTCGGTTTCCGCCAGCCACGGGGCTGCGGTCGCCCACTTGAGCCATGCGTCGCCAGCCGCACCGATGTTGGGCATCAGCGGGTTGTGCCACTTCACCATCACGCCGAACTCATCGTCCGAGAGGTCATCGAAGGATGCCTGCGGGCCACGGTCGAGGGCAAGGGCCATGAGCGCCACGTTGCGCATCGCCCTGCCGTTCTCGCGGTTCATCTGCTCGGCGAGCTGCACGAGGTCGCGCTCGGCCATCTGCATCGCTTCCGCCGAATCGGGGTTGTCCGAGACGATGCCGAGCGAATGGAGCGGGATTCCCGTATAGCCCGAGAACTCGTTGGCGAGCGCCCTCGCGTAGTCGATGTGCGGCTGCATGGAGCCTTGCGGGAGCTGCCCGTACTGGGGAACGTCGCCGTCCTCGTCCTTGCTCACGAGGAAGATGTTTCCGATGTACGCCTGATACCTGTCCATCTCGAAGGCTTCATCGTCGGCCCCGAGAAGGTAGCGGGCGGGCGTGGTGAAGAACTCGGCGGAAAGCTCGGAGCGCATGTCCTCGCGGAGCTTGCGCATCGTCACGCTCATCACGGCGGGCGATATGCGCGAGCGTCCGAACGGCCTGCCCATCGCGGGCTGGTACACCATCGGCTCCATGAGCGGCCTGCCCATGCTGTGATAGTGGTAGTCGGCCACCCACTCCCTATCGGCGTCGCGCGTTATCACCACGGTCGCTTCGTCGGTGTAGAGGTTCACAATGTCGGGAACCTCCATGCCGTGCCGCTTGCTGTAGCTCTTGTGGATGACGGCCATGCCGCACTCGATGCGCTCCTTCTCGCCATCCCATAGGAGGGCGGAGGTTTCGTAGGAGTGCGTCTTGATGGACACCTGAGAGCGCCCGATGGGGTTGCGCGAGAGCGTCCACGCCATGCCCGAGTGGATAAGCTCGGACGTAGCCGCCTGCGCGTACTTGTTGATGAGGTCGTTGTCCCTCACGATGCGGCGGAGGTCATCGTCCTGTGCTCCAGACTCGAACACGAAGCCATCGGGGATGGAGCGTGCCGCCAGCATGTCCACGGCCTTGGAGGGCCATCCGCAGGCCGTGCGCAGCTTACTCTCCAAATCCTCGGAGATTGCCACGCCGATGTTCTCGGCATTGACGTGCATGGAGTAGAAGTCCCTGCGCAGCCTATTATTGGGGTACGTGCGATGCCATACCTCCACGAGCTTGCCCATGCGCTCAGCGTCCCTGCGGGAAAGGCCGCGTGCTTCCCAAACCTTGTCCATGCTGGTGTTGAGCGTATCGTCAACCCTCGGCATCATCTCACCCCACTCTTAGCTTCCTGCCAGCTTTGCGCTTTGTTGTCATCAATCCGAACAGGGCGAGCGATACGGCTTCGACGGGAGTTGAGTCCTCGCCGCCTATACCCCATGCGCCCCTGTCGCCTATCTTGCGGCGCTCAGCCGTGAGCACCGAGTTGAGCAGCCTGTCCTGCTCGGAGAACCAGTTGAGGTTGTGCGTCTCAAGGTTGCTCTTGAACATGGTCGCCGCCGTAGCCACGTCGTTCGACTTCGGGGCGATGATTCCCTTCTTGGGGAACCGCTTGTTGCGGATAAGCTCGTTGATGAGCACGTCGCGCCCGTACATGCCGTCTATCACGACGCAGGACGCCTTCTCCTTCATGCCCTCGATTTTGTCCGCAAGCCAGTCTATGCTCTCCCTGCCCGTGCCTACCTCAAGCAGCTGCATGTAGTAGGGCGAGCCTGCCTTCTTCGCCACGAGCGCGATGGATGCGCACGAGCCGTCCGTGGCGAACTTCACGCCGAGCGACGTTTTCACGTCCCCTTCGAGGAGGGCGGCGGCTTCGTCCTTATCAAGTGCCGTAGCTTCCATGTCGCTCTTGGCGAACAGGGAGGATTCCTCAAGCGTGAGCCACCATCCCAGACGCTCCCTAGCGAAGCCGTCAGGGGTGAGCTTGGCATACTCGACCGCAGCGAAGTCCTCGTCAAGCCGCGTCCCCATAGCGGGGTTGGTCGCGTACAGGTCTGGCAGAACGTCCTCGTATCTCAGCCCTACCTCGGGCGGGCGCTCAACGCTCCACTCGTACCAGCAGCTCTTGCGAAGCTCGCCCGATATGGCCTGCTCCCGCGTCTTGCGGAACTCGGTGCCAGTCAGCGTCGGGTCGGGCGGGGTGCCAGTCCAGATGGTCTGACGGCTCCCAGTGGAGGATGCGGAAAGCACCGAGAGCATCGCTTCCATGTGCTCGGCGGTGCATCCCTGCGCTTCGTCTATGACGAGCACCTGTATGTCATCGAAACCTCGCCCGCCTTGGTTGGAGCGCGTGGCGAACTCCACCATGCCGCCGTTGGTAAGCTCGATTGCTTCTTGACCGTTGGCGTGGCGAACGAGACGCGCCATCTTCCGAAGCTCGGGCTTGGAGCGCGGCCCCTCGAAATACTCTGCGAGACGCGCGAAAGCCTTCCTCGCCGTGTTGACGCGGTGGGCGGTGTGCAGCACATGCCAGCCCAGCACCGTGGCGCAGAACAGCTCGAATATCTCGATGCAGAAGTTCTTGCCGTTCTGACGCGGCATGAGCAGCCCGCAGGTGATGCAGACGGGCTTGCCGTACTCATCGCGTGCCAGCCAGTCGTTGAGGACGTTCTTCTGCCATTCGTCCAGCGGATAGGCGTATACCTCCGCGAGACGGGCGGCATCGTCGCCGTAGGTTATCTCGTAGTCGGGGCAGACCCTAATGCGCGGCTCTTGACTTCCTGTCGGGTGCGTCCGCGTATCCACCTTGAATGACTTCAAACGGCGTCACCCCCTCGGAGACGTTCGCCTGCTTCTCAGGCTCCTCGGACTGCCCCAGATAGGACTTGCCGAGCAGCAGGAGCATCGAGTTGTTGCCGTCCTTCGCGGCGGCTACCTGCGCTGCATGAAGCTCCGCCCTGCCTTGGGCGGCGAACACGTCCGCTGCTTCCTCCGCGCCCATGCCGAACTCGCGCTGGCATAGGTCATCGAGCTGCTTCTCCGTAAGGCGCTCCGCCTTGCGTGCGTCATCCAGCTCCGTGAACGTCTTGAGCATCGAGCGGATGCGCTCTGCCTGTGCGTCCATATGTCACCAATCGACGGGGGATGGGGGAACCTCGAACTTAGGCTCCATCCGCTCCTTGGCCTTCCCGTGCTTCCCCTGATAGAGCTTGTCCGACTTGATGCGGTTGCACCGCCTGCACAGCACTTGGATGTTTCGGGGGTCAACGCACATCTGAGCCTTGAGCGGCGCGGGAATCTTAGAGACGGGGATTATCTCGTCAAGCTCCGCGCTGTTGGGCTGGTAGGGGCGCTCCCAGTCGAGCCTTACACCGCACGAGGGGCAGACCTCGATGCCAGCCCGTTTCAGGCGCTCCCTGAGCTTGCGTCTGGCGTTGAAGTTGGCGTAGCGGATGTTGCTCGAAGGCATGGGCCGCTCCATGAAAGAAGGGAGTCGCTACGCGGCTCCCTTAAACGTTTCCCACAGGCTATCAATATCACAGTTTCAACGGCTCGGCCCCGATTATTTTGTGCCAACGCCGCCTGATTTGTGCCAACCCTGCCCGATTCGTGCCAGCGAACCATATATCGCGGGCGTGCGCGTTCTTTTAACAGGGGATTCTTGCCGCGAAGCGGCAAAAAAATTTGCTGGGGAGATATTGCTGCAATGGCGGCGGGGTCTTGGGCGCGCGGGCGGGGGCGGGTGCCCCCATGCATCAATCACGCAACTACCCCCGAAACAGGGCTACCCCCGATGCATCAAACGTGCAATTACCCCAAAAGCGCTCACGCATAGCGCCTAATGAGCAATACCACATCACATATGCAATACCACTATCTACCTGCTATTATGCTGCATATGCCCTGCTAGTAGCATGTATAAGCGCCCCATGTATCCGCAAATAAGCCCAAAAACATGCCAAATACCCGTGTTTACCTGCGCAAACGCATGTGATCCATCGTGCTATGCGCTATGCGTTGTGCCATCTACCTGCGCAAACGTTGCATATCCGCTGGTAATCGCATGTGCCCATATCGCTATATGCGTATATACGCGTACACATACGTTTACCTGCGCAAACGTCAAAACAGCTATCGCTACCTGCGGAAACATGCAAAAGCGCTGGTAAACATATGTGCTGCTATACCCTTATACCATGCCCAATATCGCATATGCTTTTACCTGCTCAAACGTTATAAAGCAGCAGGTAAACAGCTATGTGCAATCGGGCGTTTCGTGCCAGCACACGTCCTGACCTGCGGAAACTACCGTTCACCCGCCAAAACCTACCGCTCACGTCACATCGTCTCCACATTGTCTGCACCCACATTTACCTGCGGAAACGTGTTTTCCCCAAACTTTTTTTCACCCTATCTGACCTGCGGAAACACAACAAAAGCCCAGCTCAAGTGCCTATTGCAATGCAATCGCATAGCGTCGGATACTTGCATCGTCCCAAACAGCCAAACGCACCACGGGACAGCGCAGATAAGTCCCATTCGGGCGGCGCGGGTATCACGTGGTAGTCGTGGCACGGTAGCGGGATGGATAACGTACCTACTCATTGCAAGGGGTAGGCGGCACGGGTGCAAGGCGTGCAGGACTGTTAGTTACCTCGGGAAACGGGCAATGCCGTCCGATGGAAAACGGCAGGATATGAATAGGGGACACAACGAAACCCCCGAGGTAGCAACCTACGGAAAAAGTTGCAAGGTATAGGGGAACAAGTGCGCAAACTGGTACAAGTGCCGTCAACAGGGGCGCAAAAGTCCGCTTTTTGAATAGCTGCGTCAATGCCGTCGCTCAAGGCCGTCCTATCCCATCCTGTAGGAGCACAGGAACAAACCCCGATAAACCTATACCAGTGGGCTGGGATTCCCATGATAAGGATGCGTTCTAAGCAGGGCATTTGTACAGGGTGTAGCTGTAGAAATGCCTTGACTAGAGCGAAAAAGTCGCTCTATGGCAGATGGCAATTCATAGGGAAATTGCCACGACAGAGAAGGGAAATGCCATGATTACCACCAACAGCAAGAACGTCAATCTGTTCGACAACGACTACGCCGCCGATATCCTGAGTGTTATCGACAAGTGGACGGGGCAGATTGTGGGCGAGTTCCTCGTCGCCGCTGGTATTGCTGTCCCGTTCGACGATGAGGGGCAAATGCCCGAGTTTGCCGTCGCTTATAGCGACGGTCGCAGCGACAAGGCCGCTGTGTGCAGCGTGTGCAACATCGACAAGGCCGACGCCTATCTCCGCTGGAATATCTAGCGACAAGGCCATCTAGCTGCTATTTCAGTGAACGGCATCGACTGAGTGGGCGACGCATCGACTAACGACGTTGCCCACGACAGCGTTGCCGCTGGTAGCAGCTTTGCAATCCATCGACGAGACGGGAGAAAAACATGCTTAGGAATCAGCCGACCATCGCCAGCATCAAGGCCATCATCGAGCAGACCAGCGACAATGACAAGGGGGCTACCATGACCAGCAAGAAGACCGACAAGAAGACCAGCAAGGCCGCTACCAGCAAGAAGACCAGCGCTGCAAAGCAGGTCAAGAATCCGCAGGTCAAGGCGCTCAATGCCGCTGCAAAGCAGGCCGCTGCAAAGCAGGTCAAACCCGCAAAGCCTGAGCAGGTCAAGGCCGAAAAGCTCACGGGGGCTGCGTATCTGATGGACAAGCTCAACAAGCGCACGGCCTATATCGCCGCCCATGCCGCCGATAAGGTCAAGATTGTCAAGGCTACCAACAAGTTCACGGGGGCTGACCTGTGCGCCGATGATACCAACGCCTATTTCATCAGCCTGTTCATCAAGGTCAAGAAGTACCGTTCCCACAAGTTCGCAACCATCAAGCAGGCCGCAAAGAACGGCCTTAAGCTCAAGGACGGGGCGCAGGGCGTGGACGTGTTCTATACGAACAGGAACAACAAGTTGGCCTACTACACCGTCTATAACGTGGCCGAGTTCGTGGCCGCGTAGCTTTTCATCAGGGGAAATTGTCGGGCGGCACAAGGCCGCCCGACGCTCATGGGATGGGGGCAGCATGTATTACCTGAACATCGACAAGGTAAACCGCCGAAACGACAGGCTTGTCGGGCAGTCGTTCTATCGTTTTGAGAACGAACCTGATTGCCATAAGGCGCTACAGCTCATCAAAGACGATTGTATGCTCGGCGGCATCCGCATTGACGGCACTATCAGCGACGGAAAGAACTTTCCCGACTATATCGGGTGCTGGATGCCATGCGACCTCGGTTCTATTGTGGGCGAAATACTCGTCTACTAGATTGACCCGCTACAGATTGGAGAAACGCCATGCTCAACAATCCGACCAACATCAAGCTTCTCGCAGATGACGGCTTTGCCGTGTTCCGCGCCGATTCCGTCGCCGCCGCGATTATCGTCACAAAGAAGAACGATTCCCGCCCCTATTGCCGTGCCGTCCATTTCACGACGGATGCAGTGGATGCCTGCGTCGAAGCGACCGACACGTTTCGGCTGGTACGGGTGCGCGAGATTATCGGCAATGGCATTGAATACCCGCGAATCGACGTTACGCTCATGGGGGAAAGCCTTGCGCCGCTGGTAAAGGCCGCAAAGCACGGATATATCGCCATCAAGTTGAACGACGATGGGAATACCTGCGAGGTTATCGCCGCCACGGCCAACAAGCAGCATATCCTTGAGGTGGTATCGACGAATACGCTGCGACTCCTTGACGGCAAATATCCCGACTTCAATCAGCTGCTCGACGGTTATACGTTCGACGAAACGGCGATTCCTGCGCTCAACAGCGAATACTTCGCCGACGTATGCAAGATTGCCCAACTTGCGACCGCCGAGAAGGGCACGGCTATAAGGCCGCTTTTCAAGGGCGGCAGCGTGTGCGCCCATCCAGCGATGTTCTACAGCGAGAACAGGGAGAATCGCCTATCAGTTGAGCAGCTGCTCATGCCTGTGCGTATCTAGCGACCAGCGGATAACGTAGCACGTAAGCCCACTAGCGATAGTGGGCTTATTGCTGCGCTATTGCAGCGACAACCCACGACAGAAAGGACAACGACCATGAAGTATCTGTACGTGTGCAAGTCGTACCCCGACGGCTATACCGACGAGAGCATCTACAGGTTCAAGCGCGTCAAAGACCAGCGCGACTATATCGCCCATCGTAAGGAACTCGACGCGATGTACCCCGATACGCCGCCGACGCGGTACGCGGATTGGGATGACAGTCTCCTGATGGTCGAGGACTGGATGGACAGCAAGGGCGTCGTTGAATACGAGTGGGGGTGGTTCAAGAACTGCGAATACTTCGGCGCTCAGAAACTGCACGTCATCGACTACAGGAGGTAGACCCATGAGAGTTTGGTACGACGGCACGGCCTACGAATTGCCGACGGCAACGGCAGCGCAGTTCATCGCCGCTGTTGACGGCAAAGCCGACGAATGGGGAGTCACGACCCCAAAGCTGTTCGATATCTTCGGCAGCATCGACGTGGCCGACGGATGCAGCAGCTCCGAGCTGCGGGAATACGTCGCCAAGCACGGAAGCGCGGATATAACCGACGTGTGCATCTGCACCGACGGCGGATACATCGACGTGATGGCGTTCACCAACGACGAAAGGTAGGGAACATGTTCAACAACGAATTCGACGAGCTGCTCAACGACCTCGCAGACACGGCGATGCTCGACGATAACGGCACCCGCAACGCCGAGGAACTTGCAAAGCACACCATTGATGACCACCTGTACTACACGGAAGATTACGCGACCGTCGCGCTCGCCCTTATGAGCGACGGCGACATCGCCGACCTGCTCACGCCCGAGCTTGAAGGCGTGTTCATCGAGATGCTTGTGGCGTGCATCGAAGCGAAGCGGGAGGAACGCGACTTCGAGATGCAGGACTAGCAGGGGAAAATCGGCGCTGGTGATAGGGCACCAGCGCCGACGCCATGAAGGGGCACCAACAACCCCGACGAAAGGAGTGTAGCAATGGCTAAGAAGAACATCAAGGTCGACGAGCAGATGGTGGAGAACATCACGAAACAGAACGACGAAATCGCGGCCGAGCTTATCGCCCTGATAAGCAGGGACGGCCTGCGCTGGTGCAAGGAATGGCGCGACGCGCCCGTCGGCATCAGCGGCAGCAGCGGCAAGGCGTATCAGGGACGCAACGCCTTCATCACGGCATACGCCGAGAATCTGATGGGGAGCAGCGACCCGCGCTGGTACACCGAGCGCAGCCTGCTCAAGAACGGCTATGTCATCGACGATGACGCCGAGCCTGTGTACATCGAGAAGTGGCGCAGCGTCCGCAGCGGCAGGAAGGTCGAGGTTACCGACGAGGACGGCAGCGTGACCGAGGAATGGCGCACGTTCCACTACATGAAGCTGGTAGGCGGCTGGGTGGTGTACAACGCCGAGGACGTGTACGGGCTTGAGCCTTACGACGGCCCCGGCTACAACGTCTCCATCGACGATGCGGGGCAGCTTGCCGACGAGTTCATAGCGACGAGCCGCTGCAGTGTGTACGAGTGCTCGGACAACGACGGCGCATACTACAGCCCCTCGGATGATTACATCCACATGCCCGACCGCAAGCTGTTCACCAGCAACGACGCTTTCCTCCGCACGCTGCTGCACGAGATGACGCACAGCACGAAGGCCGTGCTGCACCGCAAGCAGAGCACGAGCTGGGGCGATGATGACTACGCCTTCGAGGAGCTTGTCGCCGAGCTGGGGAGCGCCTTCACGGCGGCGGCGACGGGGTACGAAATCGGCGACGAGTTCATCGCCGAGCAGGGCACGGAATACGCCGAGCAGCACGCAGCGTACCTCAAGAGCTGGTCGAAGCGATTCAGCGACGCGCCCGCCGAGATATTCAAGGCGGCGGCGCTTGCGAATACGGCTTGCCTGTACCTGATGGGCAGGCTGTACGGCTGGGACGAGCAGGAGCAGGCAGCATAACGACGGCGGCAGCGGAGGGGCGCACATGCGCCCCTCCATTGGAAACGACGAAAGGATGGAACATGCTGATGGGAAACAGGGCGACGATGCAGGACGTGCGCGACCATGCGGAGATGGTGAACTCGCTGCTCAGCGACCTCGGGGTGACGCGGCGGCTGGAAGTCCGCACGGCATACGGGAGGACGCGCATCGGGTGGGACAACGGCAACGACCTGTGGGGCGGACACGGCACAAAGACCGAGCTGTACAAGAAGCTCGACCTGCTCTACGACGTGCTCTACGAAGTCCTGCGAGTCCACGATGGGAAGTGAGCGACGATGACGCGGCGGGCTTTTATCGCCGTCTGCGTGACGGCGGCGCTGCGACTGATGGCAGACGATGACGAGGAGGGTGTCCTATGAATGATGAAATCACAATCTCCCGAGCCGACGTGGAATATCTCGTCGGCAACGCACATAAGTGGCAGGCCAACAAGCAGGACAAGCAGCGCTTGTCAGGACGCGCCGTGCTGTACACGCTGTTCACGCTCGGCCTGATTGACGGGGATGACAACATCACCGACCTCGACAAGGTTAGCGCTGCGACAAATTTCAGCCGCATGGAGTAAAGTACGGAAGCAACGACGAAAGGAGAGGGCAATGACGCTTCACGACCTGATTTACACGGAGAGCATCGAGCTTGGCGGCAAGCGCATCGTGATTCAGGACACGACGCACGACAACCCCGTGACGGTGTTCGACGCACCGTATGCCGATTCCACGGAAATCGAGGAGGAGGGCGACCCGACGCATTGGTACTGGGAGTACACCATCGGCTGGATTTACGCCGAGGGCGACGCGCTGCACATCGACATTTACGAGGGGTGCTAGTCATGGCCGAGACGATTCAGGTTCCCGCCGACGCTGCGCTTGGGCTGCTCTTGACGGCGACCACCGATAGCGAGCGGGCGCTCTGCCGAAAGCTCGGGAGAGCCGAGACGTTTCTCGCCGACTATCGGCTCAAAGGTAAGACCCCTGGGCTTTCGGTGTTCTGCGAAATCGCCAACGCCTGCGGCTTCGACGTGGTGTTGGCGCGCGGCAACGAGCAGGTGGTGGTGACGCCGAGCGACGGGGCGAGTTCATGACGGCCAAGGTAGCTCAGCGCCTATGGAACAGGCCGAAGACGCTCGGCGTCCCGACAGCCGTATACGATTTGGCCGTCCCGTTCAACGGACATAATCGGCTGGCAATCATCCTGCGGCATGGGTGCAACTGGATTTACGCGGTCAATGAGCGTGGCAGGTTGACGGCGATAGGCAACCACCCCGGCGTGACCGACCCCGACGAGACGATACGGGAGCTGGGCTACTTCGTGAGACGAGCCTAAGCGACGAGCACATGCACGGCAGGCAGCGGCCCCGCACAAGCGGGGCCGCTTTCATATCGACGAAAGGATGGAAACATGGGAACTCGATGCGTGACGGTCTTCAAGAACAAGCAGCTCAACTGGAGCACCAACGAGCCTGAGAGCGTGGAGGTGTGCCGCTTCTACCGCCATTGGGACGGCTACCCCAACGGGCACGGCGCGGACATCGCACGCTCGGTCATCGAAGCGAACGACGATACGCGGAAGAACAACCGCAACTGGGCGCAGCACGTCCTCGCCCGCTTGTTCTCCTGCGACGCCGACATGGAGCTTGAGGAACACGACCAGCGCCACGGCGACCTCGACTTCATCTACGTGGTGGAGGGCAGCTACGCCAATTACGGCGGCAAGCAGGACGTGCCCAAGTTCGACGTGACAATCACATGCTATCGGGACAGTTGGAGCGACGGCCTGATAGAGCTGTTCAGCGGCGACGCCGAACAGTTCCTCGACTGGGCTATGGAAGGAGGTGAGTAACACGACGATGAACGCCTACATCCACTACTCGCGGCACCTAAAGGTTCACGACTTCGGCGGCGACTACCAAATCATCGCGTCGCTGCTCCCCGACAGGCACATGCGGCTGCACTACAGGCTGCTCGTTGACGTAGTGACGGGCGACCCGCTGCATCCGACGTGCCCCTGCTTCTCTGAGCTGCTGGGCTGGAACGACGTTGACCCCGACAACCCGATGCCAGCAATCGAATGGGTGCTCGGCAACAACTGCATGACGGTGACCGATTACGGACAGGTTATCTGCAACGAGCAGGTAGTGAAGTAACGACGAGAGAAAGGACAACAACGATGATGGTATTCAGCAAGCAGAAGATGATTGAGCGCGTCACCAAGGCAGGGCATGGGGACATGCTCGACGATGCCGCCCTCGCAATCATGGACAACCTCGACGGCCAGCCCGCCACGCCCAGCTGTTGGGAGAGGGTGGTGAACGGAGAGCCTGTGCTGTGGTGCGTCGGCAAGGACGGCGAGGGCTACCCCGTGCACGAGAACGACGTTGAGTACCGCTAGAGAAAGGAAACCGCGCCATGAACTACATCATCAACAACCTCAACGACGGAACCATCGGCGGCAGGGAAGCGCTCGACCTCTACGACGCAGCCTATGCGTTCCTGTACGACACCGACATCAACAGCTGGTCGCTGATGGTGAACGGCGAGGAGCTGGTGAAGCAGGTGGCAACGACGCAGCCCGACGCTTGGAAGCGCCTGCTCGACGCACGGCACGGCGACCCGTTCACGAGCGACCGCGAGCTTGCGGCGTTCTTCATCGCGTTCTCGGCATAGAAAGGAGACAAACATGAGCGTTTTCGCCAACGGCACCATGACCATCCGCGACTTCGAGAAAGCCTTCGGGGAGCGCTGCAAGTACGCAAGCATGTCGTTCTTCGACTACTACGACGCCAAGGACAAACCCCTACCCGCCGACATGCCGTACCGCCCCACCGACCTCGACGGATTCCTCGACGCCTTCGGGGACAGCCCTGGCTTCGCCTGCATCGACGCAGGCGGCGAGACGTACATCTGCTACCCCTACTAGACCACGACAGAAAGGACACGACGATGACCATGCGGCAGTTTTGGAAGATGGCAACTGAAACGAGGACAACGGCGCTCCTTGAGCAGCTCATCACCCACGTGGTAGAGAACGACCTAGACGAGCTGTTCATTCAGGGCGAAGCGACCATGTACGCCGACGTACTGGCGCTCCGCTACGGCTACACCGTCACTGGCCCCGACCTGCTCGACGCAATCAAGACGGCCTTCACCCGCTAGAGAGAGGAAACGACCATGACCGACTCAATCACAATCTCCCGCAACGACGTGGAGAGCCTGATGCGCACCGCCCAGTCGCTCGAAGCAAGCGGCGGCATCCTCCGCAACAAGGCGAGGAACATCCGCGACACGCTCTACACGCTCGGCATCATCGACGCCGACAACAACATCACGACGCTCGACAGCGTTAGCTCCGCGACCAACGGCATCGAATACTAGAGAAAGGAAACCAACATGAGCAAGGCAATCAACAACGCACGCGACGTTCTCGACAAGATTGAGAAGTACCTTGCGGCAATCGACGCAGGCGACGAGAAGTCCTTCGACCTCCGTGGGAAGGTCTTCGACCCCGAGCGCCGCGTCTGCGACGAGCTTAGCGTGTTCGACTGGTGGGGCAGCGACCGAATCGGCAAGACGAAGCTCAAGGCGATGCGCTCGTTCATCAAGCTGGCGTTGAAGCTCGGCTACGAGGGTTACGTGTGCTTCAAGATTGGCGCGACTGGATGCGCGAACGGCATGTGGGCGCACAAGGCGGAGAGCTACGACGACTACTCGCCCAAGGGCGCATACCTCTACCGCAGCTTCACGCCCGACTACACATGCTACAGCTTCTATAGCGAGGACGGCGCTGCGTTCCCGCCCCGCGAAAGGTGGGGCACGGTTAAGACCGTCGAAGAGCTTGAGGTCTACCACAACGCCATCGTCGGCCACAAGTGGTAGCGACCAAACCGCGAGAGAAAGGAAACAGCCATGATTCACACCATCGTCTGCAACCACACCATCAAGAGCTACTTCGGCTACAAGGAAGAGCTTGCGACGAGCCACTGCTACGTCGTGTACCCCGAAACCATCGACCGCGCCATCGACAAGCAGGTGCGGCTGCACCGTTCGGGCAAGGACGACGTGGTGCTGTTCTTCATGTTCGGCGAGAACAGCGAGGTACGGCTTATGTACGACAAGGGACGCTACCTCCTGTGCCACACCTACGGGCCGCAGGGCAACCGCGACGTGTTGGAGCAGGTGACGCCGAGGAAGGCGAAGCGCGTGCTCAAGCTGCTCCATAGCATCGATGACGTAGACGAGCTGGAAGCATGGCGCATCGCGTGGGTGCGCGACGGACGCTAGACGGCAGCAGCGCCCATGCCAACCTTCGCATGGGCAAGCCCGTTCGCATCGAGCCAATCGACGCCGTATGCGTGGCAGCGCTGCGCCGACGAGCGGGACATGCCGAGTTCGGCTGCGACCTCGCCCCTCGAAAGCAGGTGGATGTACGTAAGCTCCAACACGTCCGCTGCGGCGGCTTCCATGTGGCCGACCGACCTCATGCCCTCGAACACCCGCATGGCGTCTGCGACCTCGGCCCTAGCGACGGACAGCCTGCGCTCCCTGCTCTCGGCGAAATCCGCCAGCGCATCGACGGGGCGCATCACGTCGGGGTCGGTGGACGATGACACCACAATGTCATGGAGGGTAGCGCCGCGACCGAGCGCAAGCTCACGACGGCGCTGCTCAATCGCTTCGTCGCTGTTGATGGATTTCACCGCTTCGGATACCGATACCAGCCAATCGACCGCAGAGAAGGCCACGCCGCCCCCCAATCACGATGGACAAGTGCTGTACAAGCTGGACAATATCACATCGCGGCCTGAATCAAGGAGCAAGCGGCGCGTTTCGACGCATCCTCGACGCTGGTGTACACATCGAGGGTTATCGACGCCGACGCATGGCCAAGTATCTCCTGCAAGAGCTTCACGTCCATGCCAGCGCCGACCATGCGCGTCGCATACGTGTGGCGGAGGTCGTGCAGCGACGGCTTGCGCCCAGCCAGCCCCCGAAGCCCGTACAGCTTGCAGAAGGCCGTCCAATCGCGCCCCGCACCACGCGCATCGAGGTATCGGCCGTTCTCGGACGGCAGCAGCCAGGAATCGCCGCCGTAGGAAAGGCTCAATGACTGGTTGAGGGTTATCCAACGACGGAGAATGGCGTCGAGGGCGTCGGGGATGGGTACGGAGCGCTGCTTCTTGCCCTTCGTGGGCGCGACGTAGCTCCCGCCCTTGCCGTAGCCTATCGCACGCCTGATTCTCAGCATCCGCGACGGGAAATCCACGTCCGACACCTTCAAGGCGCACGCTTCCTCGATTCTCAGCCCGCCGTAAAGGCAGAGGGCGACGGCGACGCCCCACGGACGCCCGCAGATGCCATCGAGAAGGCTTTTCAGGCGCTCCAAATCCTCGCCGACGATGGGATTCTGCTCGGGAGCTATCTTCTGCGGCCTAGGGATGCCCTCCATGACGTTTTTGGCTGCGTCACCGACCTTCACGGCGTGTTCCAGCGCCATGTTGAGCGCGACGTAGCGCTTGAGGACGGTGTTGGGGGACTTCCCCGACGAGAGCATACCCTTCAAGGCTCCCTCGACCTGCTGTCGGGTGAGCGACGCGACGGAGACGCCACGGAGGTAGGGGACGAAGGCACGCAGCGACTTGCGGTAGTCCTCGGCGGATGCGGGGAGGATGGATTGCAGGGCGAGTTTCGACTCCACGACTTCCAATGCGTAGTCGATTACGTCCTGCGACGGGGTTTCAACGAGGTAGAGAGCGTTGTTTTCCATGACCGCCTGCCTTTCGTGGTAGACCGCTCGGCGTCCCGAGACGGATTCTCGGGAGACGAGTTTATAACAGTCCGTTAACGACGGAAATGGAGGTTGCATTTAGATTTTCGCTGGTAGATAATCTGTTCGCCCCTGAAAGGACGGTGAGGAGACGGGCGATACCCAACGCAGCGGACTGAAAATCCGCGTGCCGGGGATTCGAATTCCTCCCCAGCCACCACACCATCTAGCAGGGCGGACGCTGTTTAGCGGACGCCCTGTTGCTTTGTGTGCGCGGGCTGGCGGAGAGCCGACGCAATTAACAAACCTAAAGAAACTTTTTCGCATCGGCGAACGGTGCGCTGGTAGACGCAGGCGGCATGTGCTCAGCGACGCGCCCGAAACGCAACGACTGTTAATCCATACCCTTTTACCAGCGCAAACGACGTGGGACACTCGGAAATGGAGGTAATCAGTGAAGTACATCGAACTCAGAGACGTTCTAGGCAGGTTCGGTCGAGCCAACGGCTTGGAAACACAGGCCGCAATCGCCCGAAGGCTCGGCATGAGCGCCGCATCGCTGTCGCAGAAGCTCAAGGGGGAGCGCTCTTTCACTTGCGACGAGCTTCACGAGATGGCGGGGATGCTCGGCACGTCGATGGACGTGGTGTACCTGCTAATCGCCTAAGTACCTTGACAGCTGGATAGAACTACGAGCTGGCCCTGTGGGCGGCACCGCACGCTCCTGCTTTGCTGCTACCCACCACCTCCACCTTCGGTGCTATTCACTGTGGGCGGTGCCGTCCGCTGGGCCAGCTTGAACAAGAAATAAGACCAGCTCCCTTCTGTTTGGCGACGGAGGAGCTGGTCTAGTCAGCAGACGGCCCTGCGGGGCTGTCCTTACTTTCGGAGGATACCATGAACGAACCGACGTTGAAGGAAACCCTCATGGCCTTCGCCGCAGTCCTTGCGGCGGCGGCGATGTGGTGGGTTGCGGCAATCCTCATGCACATGGGGGTGCTGTGATGAGAACCATCGACGTGGACGATTACACGCAAGACCCCGTGGCCGTGGCGAAGAAGCTCGAAGCTGGCCCCATGAGCGCCGAGCGCATCCAAGAGGAGTTCGAGCTTTTCTACGGTGCCAACCCCGACCTGCTGCAAGCGCACATCGAAGCGGCGAAGCTGCTCAACGAGCACGGCGTCACCGTATCGGCGACGTTCCTCACGCAGCTCGTCAGGTGGATGAGCAAGATGTGGCCGCTGTGGGACGAGCTTCGGCAAATCTACGAGGGCATCATCGTGCAGAAGGTGGAGACGCACGGCGGCGATTTCAAGGTGGCGAACGTCACCGCGACGCCGCTGGGGCGCTACCTCAAGGATTTGGGCTTCAAGGTGCGCCTTGCCAAGTCCAAGCTGGACGGTGAGCAGCATGGGTGACATTTACGGCTTCTCCTACGCCCGAGAGATAGGCCCGCTGCCCGAGACGCCCCGCACGAGCGTGTTCGACGGCGATATAGGGCCGTGGAGCCGCCGCATAGCTGTTCTCGGCGTCCACGAGTGCCACATCGACCGCCGAGGGGACTTCTACGACAAGGCACCGACGCCCCACGGCTGGCGCTACATCGGCAAGTCCCGCAGCGACGAGGACGCATACAACCGATGGAAGAACTACCTCTACAGCATCGGCGTAGAGCCGAGCGCGGCTAAGCGGGTGAAGCGGTGAGCAGGAACAAGGCCAAAGGCTCGTCTTTCGAGCAGCAGATAGCCGATTACCTCAACGACGCGCTCGATAGCGACACGTTCCACCGCCTGAGCCTGCGCGGGACGCAGGACGAGGGCGACGTGTGGGGTCTGTTTGCCCACGGGCGCAGGGTGGTAATCGAAGCGAAGAACCACCGCAGGATGGCCCTCTCCGAGTGGCTGGACGAAGCGGAAGCCGAGCGCGGCAACGCCGACGCCCTCGCAGCCGTCGTAATCCACAAGCGCAAGGGGAAGGGAGCCGCAAAGTTCGGCGAAACATACGTCACATGCACGCTGGCAGACCTGCTGGCAATCATCACGGGGGTGAGGAGTTGATTAAGGAGTTGAGCAGGGACGTTGAGAAGGTCTACGTCGTGTCGAGGAGCTACGGGGACGAGACGAAGTATTTCCCCGTCGCTGCGACGCTCAATAAGGCCGTGGCGAACGCTCTGACGAAGGCTTTCGGCGGAATCGTGACCGAGGTTCCGCATTTCAAAGCGATATTGACATACGAGGAGGACGAGGATGAATGACATTGAGAAGCTGGCCGTCGCTCAGGCCGCTTACAAGGCTCTCGGTGCCATCGTGAGCACCAAAGACCCCGATTCGCTGCGCGGGAAGGTCGATGCGCAGCTGCTTGAGCAGTACAGGGAGCAGGGAGTTGACCGATACCGCCTGAAAGTGGCCGACACCGAGGTAGGCAAGCTCTCCGTCAAGGTTTCGGCGAAGAAATCGAAGCTACAGCTCTATTTGGAGGACGCCCACGGCCTGACCGAGTGGCTTTCCGCCAATCCGCAGTGGCTCGAAGGCTTCCTCAAGACCAAGGACGGCGAGAAGCTGCTCGATTACCTCGCCGCTACCACCGTGACGGACGGCGAGGTTCCCGATGGCGTCGAAGCGCAGTGGGTGGAGACGCCCGAGACGGCTTCGACGGCCATCACGGGCTGCAAGCCCGAGGATGTGGCCGCCGCGCTCGGCGAAGCGCTCCCCGAGACGTTCGTCGGGCTTCTGATGGAGGGATAGCATGGCTGACAAGGCAGTTGACGTGTCGGGAATCATGGCGAAGCTGGCAAATGCAGCCGCCAAGATGGAGAACCCGAAGTTCGACAGCACAAACCCGCACTTCAAGTCCAAGTTCGCATCGCTCGGTGCCGTCATAGCGGCAATCAAGCCCGCGCTGACCGCAGAGGGGCTGATGTTCAGGCAGACCTGCGAGGGGCAGAGCGTTGACCCGTGGCTCGTGACCTACGTCTACGACGGGGCGACCGACATGGAGCTTTCCCGCGTGCCGCTCGCCATGAGCGCAGACCCGCAGAAGCAAGGCTCGGCGATAACCTACGCCAAGCGCTACGGCCTGTGCGCCGCCTTCGGGCTTGTCGGCGAGGAGGACGATGACGCGAACAAAGCGTCTGAGACGCCCGCAGCGGCCCCGAAGCCCGCACCCAAGGCATCCACACCGCCCATGCCCCAATCGGCCCCCCAGCAGGCTCCTACAGGCTCAGACGAGCGTCCTATGACCCTTGAGGAGAGCAAGCTGGCGTTCAAGGCGGCGTTCGTGAGGTTCAGGGACTATCTGCCCATCCCCGACAAGGAGCAGCGCACGGCGGAAGCCAAGCGAAGGCTCACGGAAGCCATCGGGGACGTGTCGCTTGAGGAATCGAGCGCAACGGAGCTGTCGCGGGCCACGGCATGGCTGACAAGGCAGGTGGGGAGCGGTGACTAGCATCAGGGAGCAGGTCTTGAACCTGTGGTATCGGGACGAGCCGATGAAAGCGCCCTCGTGGATTGCCACGGTGCTCGGGATGACCGAGCAGGAGGTCGTGCGCATCATCACGAGGGACTGGCTCACCGAGGACTGGTTCAGGACGCACAAATACGGGTGGGAGGACTAAGAAAGGATGGAAACGATGAACTACGTGGCTGAGAACGGTGCGCTCAACTTGGTGAAGGGCGCCGATAAGTTCTTCAATAGCTTAGACGCTGACCTTATCGACCTGATAGAAGCCGCAGAGAAGGTCAGGGATAACTTCGCCCCTGTCAATGAAGTCCGTTGCGACGAATGGATTTCGTATGTGTCGGTTGTCCTCGGCGTGCTGTTCGGAATCGACCTGAACAGCGCCGAGGAAGTGCTTGATTTTCTCGGAGAGCCGATTGCCGATGCCGAAGTGAGAAACAAGACTCTTTCCACGCTACAGCACGCTCTCTATGCTGCCGCAAAAAGCTCACCTGCGCTATCCGAAATCGTCGGAGAGTTCAAGGGCATGAACAGCGACTCAATGGATGCCGCACGCGAGCTGCTTATTTGGGATGACTAAGAAAGGCAGGAGACATGGACGTTGCAACGGAGAGCCTGAAACCGCTCAGGTACTTCTCGCACGACACGGACGCCAGCAACGATGAGAAGTGCAAGCGCCTGCTCATCGTGGGCGGCGTCGAAGCCTACGGGCGCTGGTGGCTGCTGTGCGAGCTTCTAGGGAAAACCGTCGCGCACATCGCGCCGTTCACCGACACGCTGGACAAGGCTTACGTCGCGGGCGAACTCAGGTGCAGCGTCGAGGAAGCGGAGGACTTCTGCGAGACGTGCGCCCGAATCGGACTCATAAACCCCGAGCTGTTCGAGCAGGGGAAAATCGCGTCCGAGCGCATGAACCGCAACGCCTTGAAGAAGGCTCAGAAGGCGGCTGCGGGGCAGGCTGGCGGGAAGTCCAAGAAGCAGAAGTCAAGCAAAAGCTAGGCAGAACTCAAGCACGCTGGAAAAAAGTGCTTGAAGCAAAAGGCTAGCAATCTAAAGTAAAAGATAAAGTTAAAAAGAACTACCTACCTATAACTTTTTAGGTTGCTACAGAAGAAGGGTTTGTTGAAAACTCGGAAAGGACGGATTCAATGCCCATCAACCAGACCATCATCGAAGGCAATCTCACGAGGGACGGGGAGCTTCGGCAGGCACGCTCGGGCATCGCGGTGCTCAACTTCACCGTCGCGCACAACAGGCGCGAGAAGAACAAGCAGACGGGCGAGTGGGAGGACGCGGAGCCTAGCTACTTCCGCTGCGTGATGTTCGGCAGGCAGGCCGAAGCGCTCTACGGCAACGGCTACTTCACGAAGGGCCGCAGGGTTCTCGTGCAGGGGACGCTCAGGCAGCGCAACTACACCACGCAGGCTGGCGAGGAGAAAACCACCTACGAAATCGTGGTGGAGGAGGTTTTCTTCGGCTCCGTCCCCAATAGGACGGCACCCCAGCAGCAGGAGACGTACCAGCAGCCCGAGGTCTATGACGAGGATTTGCCCTTCTAGGCTCTAGGGACATACCAGCACATCCAGCGTCGCTCGGAAGGGCGGCGCTGGCCTTTTCAGGGAGGGAAGATGCTCCAATTCGGGAATTGGCAGCTCAGGAGGAGCGACCCGCTCAACTTGAAGCTGTACCACAGGCACGAAGCGCAGAAGGGCAGGAGCAAGGGCAAGGTCGATTGGTACGACACGGGCCATTACTTCCAGTCCGTCCGCGCTGGCGTGGCCTACGCGCTCAACGCGGAGACTTTGGAGCGCGTCGGTGACGAATCCTTCATCAAGACGCTCAGGGAAGCGATTGACGAAGAGAAAGCATTGGTGGCCGAGTTCAAGGAATGGCTCTCAGAAGCCCGTATCAGCTCAGGACGGCCCGATTAGCTCCGCTCTGGACTAGTTGCCCACAAACGATATTACGAAGGCTCTGTGGGCGCTCAGATTGACCACAGGAGGTTCCGCATGGACGCGGACGAGCTTCGCAAGAGGAAGCGGGAGTACATGCAGCGCTACAGGGCGCAGCACAGGGATGAATACAACAGGCACCACAGGGAGTGGAAGCGCAAGAAGAAGGAGGAAGGAAGATGATTCAACTCAGCAACTTCACGCCGATTGGGACGAAGTTCTCGCACTCGGCACCCGATTCCTACATCGGATTCGACTCGGCAGGCGGCGGCAAGCTGATGGCCGTACTCAAGCTGTCACGCAAGGACTACCTTGAGCTTACGAAGTACATCGGCACGGGCGTGAAGGTGTACTCGGGCAAGCCCGCCGAGCTGGTGCTCGCAAGGGGCGATAGGCGCGTATCCCAAATCGGCAAGGAGACGGGGAAGGTCGCGCTCGTGGTGCTCACCGAATCGCTCAAGAGGTCGTTCCCCGACGCAAGACGCATCTACCTCAAGAGCGAGTGGGACGAGGACGAGGACGGCAACAAGGTGCTGCACTTCACGCCCACTGGCAAGGTTGATAAGGACGAGCGCGTGGTCACTGGGCGCAGGTTGGAGGTCAAGCGATGAGCAGCAACATCGACTTTTTCACACCCGTGACGTTTTCGTGCAACTTCACCCAATCCGATGCCACAAAGGACGCTGTGAAGCTGCTGTTCGACACAACTGTAAAACCCGTCCCGAAGCGCATCGTGCATAACGGCCCCGCCCTCATCGTGTTCTGGAATGACGGCACCAAGACCGTCGTGAAGTGCCATGACGAGGACTTCGATGCCGAGAAGGGCCTTGCGATGGCGCTCGCCCGCAAGATGTGGGGCCGCTCCCGCACCGTGGCGATGCTCAAGAGAGTCGAGGAGCAGTGACGTGGACGGAAGACCACCGCGCCGAGATTGACGCGGTGGCGCTCCACAACAGCCGAAAGATTATCATCGACCACACCGACCCCGCATACGATACGCGGAGGAAGAACAGCAGCTACAGCCACAACGGCGCGTACTACTACAGCTGCGAGATTGTGGCGAACATCATCCCCAACGTCGAGACGGACAGGCCGTGGGTGACCATCCACCAGCAGGGGAGGTGCGATGACCACGCCATCGTGTTCATCCACAACAACCTCAACCCGCAGTGGTACTCGTGGATGGGCAGGTTCAAGGACTTGGTGCTCGTGTGCGGGATGCCCGAGACGTGCGCGAAGGTGGCCCACATAGGACAGCCGATATACCTGCCGCTCTCCATCGACGTGGAGCATGTGAAGCAGTTCGAGCGCCCGAAGGACAGGGACGCCGCATACGTCGGGCGTCGGAGCAAGAGGTTCAGGGAAGTGAAAGGCACCGTGCTGCCCGATGGCATCGACTACATCGAGAACGTGGACAGGGACACGCTGCTCTCGAAGATGGCGCGTTACAGGAGGGTCTACGCCGTGGGAAGGTGCGCCCTCGAAGCGAAGGCGCTGGGCTGCGAGGTTCTGCCCTTCGACCCGCGCTACCCCGACCCGAGCGTGTGGAAGGTTCTGGACAACAAGGACGCCGCGAAGCTGCTGCAAAGGCAGCTTGACGAGATAGACGGGAGGATATGATGGGGATGACGGACAAGCAGGCAATCGCCGACGCATATGCGCTCGGCTATGCGGAAGGCTTTGCCAACGCGGACGAGATATTCGACCTGAACGAAGATGACATGGAGGAGCATGGCTGGGTCAGGGCCGAGCGTCTGAAATACCGCGAGATAGCCAAGGAGAACGAGGAAAGGCTTCTAGAGGACACCCTGAGACGCACCATCAGCGACCTAAAAGATGAAATCAATTGGCTCCACTCCGAGCTTCACGGCGCGGAGATGGAAGCGAAGAAGGCCGCTGAGCTTAAAGCCGAGAACGTGCGCCTGCGCTCGTGCTTGGAAGATGCCGCTGAAAACGAGAGGCTGACCACGCATGAGTTCAACCAGCTCAAAGAGGAGAGGGACAAGCTGCGCGGGATGCTCGGATGCCCCCTCTTGGATGTTGGTAAAAGGGCGCGGCAAAACGGCAAGCATCTGCCCTGCGAGCGTCTGCTGGAAAGGAATGCCGAGCTGCGAGAGCTGGTGCGGGACATGTGGATAGAGCAGGATGCGCTGCCGTATGAGATGCACTTCAAGATTGCCGACCGCATGCGCGAGCTGGGGGTGGAGGTATGACGAAGTTGCGGCGCGAGTGGGCGATGCCGAGCGGCAACACCTTCACCATTCCGCCTATCAGGAGCATCGTGGAGGCTGCGGTGTTCGGCGCGGATACGGTCGTTGACCCGTTCGCCAACGTCTCGCACTACGGCACCGTCACGAACGACCTCAACCCCGACATGCCGACCGACTACCACATGGATGCGTTGGAGTTCCTGCGGATGCTCGATGATTCGAGCGCAGACGTGGTGCTGTTCGACCCACCCTACTCCATCACTCAGGCCGCACAGCTCTATGCCGACTACGGCAAGGACAAGCTGGATACCAGCGTGGCGAGCATGGCGTACTGGGCGCAGACGAAAGACCAAATCGCGCGGATAACGAAGCCCAACGGTGTGGTCGTTTCGTGCGGGTGGAACTCGAACGGCTGCGGCAAGACGCGCGGCTTCGAGCTGGAAACGGTCTTGCTCGTCGCTCATGGGGGGGGCAAGAACGACACGATAGTTACGGTCGAGCGCAAGCTGCCGACCCTGTTTGATTAGGAAGGAGAAGAACGGACTATGACGGAACTGCTGCCGTGTCCCTTCTGCGGGGGCGAGGCCGTGATACGGGTTGACGCGACGCGGCCTTATCCATACCGAGATAGGCTGAGGGTCGGATGCGAGACGGCTGGTTGCCGGGGCTTCTACCACGCAGCATGGGTGTACTACGAAACCCCAGAGCAAGCCGCCGAAGCGTGGAACACGCGGCTTGCAAGCGCGACCGCATACAGAAGAAACGATGAATACGGAGACGTTCTGCGGGTCGTTGTGCGCGGGCGGTATCCCGAGCGCATCGAAGCCGAGCTAGATGGGAACGTTCGCCCGTTCTTTCGGCAGCAGACATGTCGCCCCGAGGAACAGTACCTAGACTCGCACAGCGACTTGACTGTGACGGTCTGCTCAGAGTGCGGCGTGCCGACCGATGACTTGGAGGATTGCAATTACTGCCCGAATTGTGGAAGGAGGGTGGTCGGATGAGCATCACGGACGAGCTGAGGAAGTGGGCGGAGGACAACACGCTGCAAGACAGGGTGCTCACGACATGCCCGCCACAGCATGCCGTTCATGGGGTGTTGGAGACGCTACTCCGCATCGCCGACCGCATAGACATTGCGCATAAGCACGCAATCGGGTATGTCGATGACCGAGACCCCGAGACTATGGCAGAGAACGGATGGGTGCGCCTGCCCAAGGACGCGGACGGCGAGTACATCCACATCGGAGACAGGGTGGAGGACAACGAGCGCGTGGTGCGCATTGTGCTCACAGATGGGAGCTGGGAGCCGTCGGTCTACATTGAGACGCTACCTAACGTCTTGCATGAGTACTTCTGCCATGAAATCAGCCACTACCACGAGCCGACAGTCGAGGACGTGCTGCGCGAGTTCTACGTCTACGCAGAGCGCGGCAAGGAACGCCACCGCGAGGACGTTGACGATGCCGTGCTCGCCGAGTACGCCGCCAAGCTCAAGCTGGTAGAGGGGAGGGCGCATGACGGAGTATGACGGACTAAAACGGACTAAAACGGAGCTGCTCCCCTGCCCGTTCTGCGGCTGCGAAGCCGTGATTCGGATTGATGCGACGCGCCCCGCTTCATATCGAGACAGGCTGCGAGTTGGGTGCGATACGGTCGGGTGCCGTGGGTTCTACCATGCGGCGTGGGCGTACTACGAAACCCCAGAGCAAGCCGCCGAAGCGTGGAACACACGGGCTGAGCGCACGTGCCACAACGAAGATGGCTGGTGCAGCGAGTGCGGACACTTCCTACACGATAGCTTCAAGTGGTGCCCGTGGTGCGGGAGGAAGGTGGTGTGATGGAGTATGACTGGATGGAACGCCGCTTGATGGACAACCGCCGAACGATTGAGTACCTTATAAGCCGCTTTGAAAGGCTTTCGGGAGCGCTGGCCGAAACCCCTGAGCTGGGCTGGATACACGCGGCCCTTTCAGCCGACGAGCTTGAACACATCTGCGAAGCGTTGAGACTTGCCATTACAGCGCGTGACGCCATACGCGACATGCGCAGAGAGAACAACGAGCTTCGGGAAAAGCTGGGCGAAGTGTCGCACCTGCGCAACTGCATCGCCGCGAAGCAGCTTCAACTCGAAGGATTGGTACGCGGCAAGCGCTACAGCATCGTGCGCGATAGCGTGCCGATGACGGTCAGCGGCGAGGACTTGAAGGCCACGGATATAGTCAAAGGCGAGGTAAGGCTTGACAATCAAATCGTGACGTGCGGGATTAATGAGTACGAGCACACAGGCATCCCTGTCTGCTCGGAGTGCGGTGCCGTGCAGCCCGATGACCACACGGTGTACTACTGCTGGTGCTGCGGGAGGAAGGTGGTCGTATGACGTGGCAAGCCGACATTAGCGTTTGGCTCGAAAAGCCGAGCGTCGTACAGGTGTTCTCGGACGATGGGCAAGAGCAGGATTACGTACCTGAGAGGACATGCAAAGTCGAAGCGATGTTCTTGAACGAATACGGATACGCGCCGCAGATTGATGATTTCACGTTCGAGCTGAGCTGCGGCCATTCGGTCACATGGGACGAGCAGCCCGATTACTGCCCGTGCTGCGGGGCGAAGGTGGTCTAATGCCCGAGCGCATAGTCGATTGGTGCGGGCATACCATCTACAAATACACGATTGACGAGGAAGGAAGAGCTGTGGAAGCGAATGAGTTCAAGGAAGCGATAGCCAAGATGCGCGAGGACGGCGAGTTCAGGCGCATCGAGAAGTGGTACGAGGAGCACGGTGAGGAGCGCAAGGCACGGCACGTACACAACCTGTGCGTGATGCTCAAGGACGCGCTTGATACGCCCTTCCCCGCGCTGCTGGTGGCGGTCGATGACGCGATGGTGCTGCAATCCGCCATCGGCTACATGGTGAGCTACGAGCTGTAGCCCAGCGCGACATAGGAGTTCGGATGACGGCCCTTCGGGGCCGTCCTTATTAGAGGGGGTTCGGATGTACGCTCCCCTTTGGAGCGATGCGGACACCGTGCCGCACGAGTACAGGGAGCTGTTCCTGCTCGATTCGCTCAAGTTGGATTACTGCCCCATATGCGGGGCCACATGGCCGCTCAACCAGCATCATGCCGTGTTCCGCTCGGCTGGCGAGTGTTACGACCCCCAGACGGGGGAGCCGCGCGAGAAGCCCACGATAACGCTGTGCGGGAGCGGCAACGCATCGGGTTGCCACGGGAAAGCCCACCATCGGATGCTGCATTTCAAGAACGTGTTCGGCGATTGGTGGTATCTGGAAACCGAGGAGCCGACCAAATACATGGACGCGCTCAAGATGGACGGGTGGAAGCCCGTCATGCCCCGACCGCGCTACGTCCCCTCGAAGGTGGCGTGGCGCATGGTCGAGGTTCCGTACTGATAGAAGCCCCCTCCACGGTGAAAGGAGTCAAAGACCGTGGAGGGGGCTTTCTGCTTTTCGGCCCGCGCAACGTAGGAGGTTGAACCGCAACAATCCAGCAGCCTAGTCGAATAGGGTTGCGGGCCGTGAAAGCCTAGAGGGATAGGACGCAGAGCGCCGCAATGATGAGCGCCGCCAGCAGCAGGCCGAGACAGCCGATGTTGGCCGCGCGGTCGCGTTCGTCCTGATGGTAGAAGCCCATCACTTCCACTTCCCGTCGTTGAGCGAGCGCTGCATGGCCTTGGCGGTTTCAGGGCCGAAGTAGCCGTCGATGGCCACCTTGTAGCCTTTCGCGCACAGCCAGCGCTGCAAGCCGAGGATGGTGCCTTGACCGAAGTGGCCGTCAGCGCCCTCAGCGCCGCAGGAGAATCCGTCCTTGATGATGCGCCGCTGCATGGCCTCGACCATGAGCGACCCCTCCCCGCCGTACTCGGCGGATGCGAGGGCGTAGTGGTAGGGGCGGTTCGCCATCGTCTGCCCGGAGATGATGCCGTCCACCGGGGTCTTGAGCTGCATTTGAAGCTCGCAGGTGGAGAGGTAGCCGAACACGCCGTCAACGTCCAGCTTGCCAGCGGGGGCAGGCTCGGGCGCGGGGGCGTTCTCGTAGCGGAGGATGCAGTCCCAGCCGTAGCTGTAGGTGTACACGCCGCGCGTGTTCGTCTCGTGGCCCGTCTGGTCGCCAGCCCTGCCGCCCGTGGCCCTGCCGCGCTCGTCGATGGAGGCTTGGGCTATACGCGCGTCCCATCCCTTGCCGGAGATGACCATGCAGGTGTGGTGTACGTCGTTGAGCAGAATGTCCCCCGGCTGGCAGTTGCGGATGTCGGGCGAGAGCCGCTTCCATCCCCTTCGTGTGAGGTTGTACGACATGTTGCCCGTATAGGTGGCGGAGCCTACGTCGAAGCCGTTGCGCTTGAGTGCGGTGATGACGAGGGAGGAGCAGTCACTCTCGCCGCCGTCGTATATGTCCCAGCGCTGGTTCTGGTCGTAGCCCAAAGACCAGTCATCGCAGGCTTTACGCATGAACTCGATGGCCCCCTTGAGGTCAGGCATCGTCAACCTCCGTAGACGCGATGTGTGAATAGCCGATTAGAGCGCCGATGAACACGCCGAGCGCGTTGATGGTGACAACGGCAGGCTCGATGTAGGGCCATCCCCACGCCTTGCCAACCGTCCCCACGAGCACCGCGAGTGCGGGGAGCAGAACGAGGCCGACCCACTTGAGAACGTCGTACCAGCCATCGGGGAGCGGGTATTTCTTCATTTGACCACCTGCACCTTCACATCCTTGAGCTTTGCGAACATCTCCTCGCCGACGCCGTTGCCGCCGAGCTTGTGGTAGGCGGCGTAACAGTCGGTTATCTCCTGCTTGCGCTCGATGCTCATGGGAGCGCCATCGACCACGTACTCCTCGAAGTCATCCACGAGCTGCCGTCTCAGGAGCGCCTGCATACCGTCGTAGAGGGCGGCGTCCCTAGCGGAGAGCCGTTTGACCTGCGCTCCGAAGTAGCCGCAGAGCGCGGCCACGGCGATGCCGATGACCTGAGAGGCGATGGGGTTGGCGAACAGCCAGTCCATCATTCACCCGCCTTCTCGTAGCCCGCGAAGGAGAGCGGGTTGCCCAGCGAGTCCACGATGATGGCCGCATGTGCTGGCCGTCCAGAGGTAGCCGCCTCGGAGAGCGCCGCGTGGTACGCCTGCTCGGCCACCCGCAGGTCTACGCCTGTGTACTTGACCTCGGCTGCGGTGCCCCCCTTGTCGTTGGTCTTGAGTTCGATGGTTACGTATGACATTTGCCCTCCCTATACGATGTACGTGGCGGTGAAGCTCAGTTCGTGAGCTGTGGTCAGCTGGGTTTGGCTGCGGTTCGCTACTTGGATTACGCCGCCCGAACCAATGACCACCCATGCGTTGCCGAAGTTGCCCGTCGAGTTGTTGATGAGCGCCGTGCGGTAGGTCATAGGCGGCCGCCATCCCGCCGGAACCGTTGCGATAGTGCCGGATGTGACGCCGCTGTTCAGGTTGCCCGCGAGCTTCATGCCACTCACGATGAGCGTCACCACATTGCCGTACTTGCGCAGGCTCGTGCTTCCGAGCGTCGAGGCGGAGCTGCCGCGCGTGACGGTTCCGGTCTGCACCTCTAGGTTCGTGGTGCCGCTAGGGAGGTTCAAAGACCACAGCGTTTCAGCTGCCTGCGACCCTTTGGGGTTTACATAGCAGAACAGGCCTGTCGTGCGCGTGTAGAGGTTAACGCCTCTCCCGTCGTATGGGGAGGCGGTGTTGTCCACCGTCGCGCCAACAAGGAAGAGCCGCTGTGCGTTTGCAAATGTGTCGGCATAGACCCATGCTCTCTCAGTATTGGTTTCAACCGCGTCCAGCGCGTCCCGCCATGCGTCTGCGTCAGAGACGCGCACCGAGCGCGTCCCGTCCGAGGCGATGGTAAGCCACATGCCGTGGTCCACGTTCGCGCCGTTCACCACGCGCCTCGCCACTAGGCTCATGAGGAGGTTGCCTGCCGCGTACTGGCCTGTCTGCCACCACGATGCGAACTTGCCGTTCTTATCATGCGTGCCGAACGTCCACCATTGGTTCGCATCAAGCGTGGAGGCCGTGGTGTCCGCATCATCGTTCCTGATGATGATGGTCGTGCCTGCCTGTATGGCCCCGGAGATGGTGGCCGAAGCGGCTTCCACCGCTCCCGTTATCGCCGCACTCGCCGCTTCGATAGCGCCAGTGAGCACCGCCTTGCCAGCGGCCCAGATGTTGCCCGACCAATCAACGGTGAGCGCGTTGGAGCGGGCATCATCAGCCGTGCCGTTGCCGAGGATGAGGGCGGAGGTGGCGTCATCCTCGTTGTATCGCCCTAG